ATCTTTTCTTTTTTGGGATTGCGAGGAGGAAAGAAAAAGCCGCCGGGATCTCCGGCGGCTTTTTTTGAGAGGCGTTGCGCGCTTAGAGAGCGGCGTTGTAGTTTTCTTCGGCGGCGCTCCAGGAAACCACGTTCCAAAATGCTTTAAGGTACTCGGGACGACGGTTCTGATAATTGAGGTAATAGGCGTGTTCCCACACGTCCAAACCAATGACCGGCTTGCCTTCGATCCCGGCGACGGCCTTGCCCATGCAGGGACTGTCCTGATTGGCGGTGGAACCAATTTCGAGTTCTCCACCGGGGGCGACATAGAGCCAGGCCCAGCCGCTGCCGAAACGGGTGGCTCCGGCTTGTTCGAACTTGGTTTTGAAATCCTCAAAACTGCCAAATTTCGACTTGATCGCTTCGGCCAACTTGCCGGTGGGTTCGCCGCCACCCTTGGGGCAGAGGACCTTCCAGAAAAAGCTGTGGTTGGCGTGACCGCCACCGTTGTTCCGCACCGCGGTGCGAGCGGCTTCGGGCACGACGGAAAGGTCGCTGATCAAATCGCAAACGCTCTTCGCAGCCAATTCCGGGGCGGCTTCCAAGGCTTTGTTGAGATTTGCCACGTAGGCCGCGTGATGTTTGCCGTGATGGATCTCCATCGTTTTGGCGTCAATGTGGGGTTCGAGCGCGTCTAGCGCGTAGGGTAGGGATGGAAGTTCGTATGCCATAGGACCCAAACTAGATTCTTCCGCCATTCGTGCAAGCGCGAATCGCGATCCAATGACTAACAGGCAGAATTGCAATTCGTGCCCGGATGGCGTTCCCTTAATCTCCGTGGACACCATTGTGCGCCAAAAACTCCGTCAGGCCCGACGACGGCTCACCGGCGAGCATTTTCTTGGCCTTGCCGCTTGGGCGTTGGTCCTGGGGTTTTCGGCCCTGGGAATCCTTCGCGGTGTCGCCTTGGTGGCCCCAAAATCTCCGAACCTCCCCCTGAGCGCTGTCGGATGGCTCTTCCTTTTGCCCCTCGCATTCGCGGCCGTCGTCGCGATCACGCATTGGTGGAGCGACCGACGGGTCGCCAAGGAACTGGATGCCCGCGCCTCCACGCATGACCGCTTCCTCACGGTGCTCGATCTCAGTACCGCAGAGCCCGCCGGACTCACTTCGACCGTGCAGCGGGAAGTCACCCGCTTCGCCGCCACCTTTTCCCTTCGGCAGACCCTCCGGCTCCAAATTCCGTTCCGCCGCTATCTATGGATTTTGCTACCTCTGCTCGCACTCGCAGGAATCGAAGGGATGCGACAAATCCGACAAGCCCAGGTCGCCCCGGAACAAATCCAGGCGAAGGCCTTGCTCGCCGCCGTCCGCAAGGCGGCCGAAAAACACCCCGAAGACCAAGCTCTCCAGGAAGAAGCGCAGAAGCTGGAAGCCACCGAAACGCAACTCGACACCTCCCTCGAGCCGCTGCGGGAAGCCCTCCGCGCCTTAGCGGATCTGGAACAATCCCTCGCCGCCCAAGGCCAACTCACCCCCGGCGAATCCCGAGCTTTGGCCGACGCTCTTTCCGCCGCGAACCCCCAATTGGCTTCCGACCTTCGGGCCGGCAGTCAGGAGGCCGCCGCCAAGAGCCTCTCCCAACTCGACCCCGAATCCGTAGCCAAGGCACTCGAAGAGGCCGCCCGCCATCTGGAAAAATCCCGACTGCGCGAACTCTCCAGTCAATCCCCAGAAGAAGCCCAAACGCGACTAGTCAAAATGGTATCCCCTTCGGGAGAGAACAAATCCAACCGCAGTCGATTCCTTGCCCAAGTCCAAGACCTCAAATCCGGATCTTCCCAGACGCAAGGCGAAGCCACTTCCGCGCCCGGTGAAGGCGAGGGAGATTTCCCTCCGGGGAAGAAAAAGAGCGACCCAGGAGAAAACGACCAAGCCCCTCCGGGAGGTTCTCCCGGCTCGGAGGAAGACAAAGGTCGTGGCTCCGATCTCGCCGGGGAGGCAGACCCCACTCAAAAATCCTCGGGCCCCGATGAATTTCTCCCGGGAACCTCCGGCGACGGCGCATCCCTGGTAGAGATTTTTCGCGCCTCGGGACGTGACGACCCCGAAGCCCGTCAGGCCTATCGATCCGCCTACGACTCAGCCCAACCCGCCGCTCTCGACTCCGTCAATCGCGAAGAAATCCCCCCCGGCTCGCGCATCCTCGTGCGCCGATACTTTGAAGCCATCCGACCGAAGGAATGAGGCGAAGTCGGAAGTCGGAAGTCGGAAGTATTCGCATGCGGGTGTCCACACTCACTCTTATTCGTCGCTCGGGCAACCGCGGATTGCGGAGTGACAACCGAGCGACAATCGGGCATCCGTATCCCTGTGGCGATTGATCCCAACCCCATGAGCAACGAGAAAAACGAAAAGCTCGCCGCCGAATTTTGCGACACCTTCCAGCGCCTGCGTACGGGGATGGAAAAGGTCTTGGTCGGACAGGATGAGGCGATTCGGGGCGTTCTCACCGCATTTTTTGCCGAAGGACACGCCCTCCTCGAGGGAGCGCCCGGCTTAGGCAAAACCGCTTTGGTCCGCACGCTCGCGGACGCGGCCGGCTTGGATTTTTCCCGCATCCAGTTCACCCCCGACCTCATGCCCTCCGACATCATCGGAACCAACCTCATCGTCGAGAACGAACATGGCCGCAAACAATTCCAATTCGAACCCGGCCCCATCTTTGCCAATATTGTTCTGGCCGACGAAATCAACCGGGCCACCCCAAAAACGCAAAGTGCTCTTCTGGAAGCGATGCAGGAAAAGCACGCCACCGTCGCCGGCGTGTCCCATCCCATGAAGAAGCCGTTTCTCGTCCTCGCCACCCAAAATCCCATTGAAATGGAAGGCACCTACCCACTGCCGGAAGCCCAGTTGGACCGCTTTCTGCTTAAACTCCACGCCAAGTATCCCAGCGGCGACGAACTCCACGAAATTCTGCACCGAACCACCCGCGAAGTGGCCCCCGTCGTCACCCCGGTGCCGATGGAAAATGCGCCCGCCCTCCGCGAATTCGTCCGGGCTGTGCCTGCCGTTCGCGAAGTGGAGGCTCGCGCGGTTCAACTCGTCCTCGCCACCCATCCCGATCGGGCCGAATCGGTGCCTTCCGCAAAAAAATTCGTCCGCTACGGAGCCAGTCCCCGCGGGGCCCAAGCCCTCATGCTTTGCGCCAAAATTAGCGCGCTTCTCGATGGACGCTTTCATGTGGCCAAATCCGACATCGACGCCTGGGCGCTGCCGGCTCTGCGCCACCGCATCATTCTCAACTTTGAAGGCGAAGCCGAGGGAATCACGTCCGAGGCCGTCATCAATGAGGCCCTGGCCGCCGGGGGTTTGTCCTGAATCGGAGGGACAGACCTTCAAAAATTGCTCCTACTTGAGTTGGAAGAGATTCCGCGCGTTTTGGTTTTCGGCGGTGAAGAGCCCACCGGCCACAGCGGAAAATGCTGCCGTCGAGGCCAGAGCCTTTACGGACCCGTTGAGAAAAGTCGTTTTCCCGCCCAAGCTGCCATCCGAATTGAGAATAGCCAGGCCTCGACGTGGCTGTCCAAAGACGACGTTGAAATTGCCTCCCACCAGAATGCTGCCATCTTCCCGCACCGCCAGCGCCAGGACCACGTCATTGGTTCCCGCCTCGCCGGTCCCGGCCCCAAAGGCTTTGTCCGGCGAACCGTCAGGAGCATAACGGGTCAGATTCATGATCTCACGTTCACCCGCTTGGGTGAAAAGGCCTCCGACGACAATGGCCCCATCGGATTGGATCGCAAGGGCGTGAACCGGGCCATTCACACCCAGAGTCGGAGTATCCACAAAGGAACGATCCAAAGAGCCGTCGGCATTCAGGCGGGCCAGATTGTTGCGGGGAATCCCATTGACCGAAGTAAACCTCCCGCCAATGACCACTTTTCCATCTGGCTGCACCGCCACTGCATTGACCTCACCATTGACCCCCTCCCCCGATCCGAAGGCCGAACTGGCCACATCTTGAGCGTGAAGAAAAGAAATCGAGGCGGCCAGGAGAGAGAGAAACATTTTCATATTGGCCACTCCATCCCTGAAAATCATCAAAATCAAGCTCTCACGCTTGCGTCATAGCGAAAAATGAGCAAACATTCCGTCCTGCGCACCCGTAGCTCAATTGGATAGAGTGCCGGCCTCCGAAGCCGTAGGTTGTGGGTTCGACCCCCGCCGGGTGCATTAAAACTCCTTATTACCAAGGAGTTACAGTTTCCCGGTAGCAAATCGGGAGCATATACTGCTCTTTTTTCCGCGATTTTCCCGCCGGCTTTCTCGGGAGGGGCCTCGTGATGGACATCGAGGATCCCTCTTATCTGGAGCGGTCCAGGGCCGCTGGATCGGCTGCGGATGGGGCCTGGAATGATTTTTATTCGCGGCTCTCTCCCGACGAACGCCGGATGGTGGATGGGCTGCCGTCGGGCGATGGCTTTGCCCGGCATTCTGGCCTCGAGGAGGATGTCGCGGAATCGAATGCGGCCTCGTTTCGGGAGGATCTCGCCTCCGCGATTGATGCGCCTGCTGATATCCTCCGGGATGTTTTTGGGCTGAGCGCGGGGCAGGCGGAGGATGTCTGGTCGTGGCATTTGTCCGTGGTGGCACGGACGGAGCGGCTCGCGAAGGACGCGCAATTGGCCCGGCTGATCGGGATCTTGATCCGGCCCATGAAGGACGTGCAAACGGTGATCATCGGATTGGCGATGGCCTCGGGCCATGTCGGCCAAATGTCCCTCAATGGTTATCGATCAGGAGCTGATGCGGCACGGCGAATCGGCAAGCACCGGGCGACGTTGTCGCACTGGAAACGGGTCTGGCAAAAAGCCCTCCATTTGCGAAATGAGACTTTCGGGAAGCAACCGCGAGCGAAGGAAAAATATCGGGCAGCGCGCCTTGCGGTGGTGGCGCGGCAGAGAAATAAAATGAAAGGAATGATGAAATGAGTGTTTTGATGAAGGAAGTTTTTTTACCGCAGGATGTGGTCAGGTTTGATCGTTCGGGGTTGCAGTTTTTGCGGCCGCCGAGCTGGGAGGAGTGGGGGCAAATTATGCTGTTTTTGGGGGCCACTAGGGTGGCTTCTTTGCGCTGGATGGCGGATGCGCGTTTGCGGGGCCGCCGGGAGTTTGGCGATGAGGCCGTGATCGGTTTTGAGGAGCAAATGGATCTGGATTCACCGGATCTGAAGGCGGCCATGGCCCTGGAGGCGCTGGAGTGTCGCTCGGATTCGCTGACTGATCAGCATTTGTTTGTTTTGGCCAGCAGGGTGCATTCGGATGAGGATCGCCAGAGCTGGATGGATATCGCGCGCAAGGAGGGGCTTTCGCCTCGAGAGTTGCAGGCATCGATAGCTGCGCACCGGGTGATCCGGAGCGGGGAGGCGGAGAAGCGGGCGGGCGGCATGGCCACGATTGAGGGGGTGCGCGGGTTGTTTGATTTATGGGCGCATCAGGTGCCGGAGGCGACCTGGAAGGGCTGGGACGAAGGAAGGCGCAAGGCGTTGCTGGAGGAGATCCTGCCTATCATCGAGATGGGGGATTGGGTGCGCGCGAGTCTTGGCGAAGGTGAGGAATAGGGACGATGCCGCGACCTGATGTCATCTCTAGGGCGAGGACGTACCTAGCCAATGTGCCGCCCGCAATCAGCGGGAGTGGTGGTCATACTCATACGCTCCTGACTGCGCGGGCGCTGACTCGGGGGTTTCTCCTTGAGCCGGCCTCTGCGGTTGCGCTGCTCGCGGAGTGGAATGCTAAGTGTCAGCCGCAATGGACCGGGAAGGAGCTGGAGCATAAGGTCCGGTCGTCCGCCACGGGGCCGACCCCGGAAAAGGGCGACGGATATCTCCTGAATGGCGATGAGCCGGAGCAGGGCCGCAATGCCGCGCCGCCAGCGCCAGCTCCGAGGCCCCCGAAGATCGAATATGACTCGGAAAAGTTGCTCCGATTCGCTGGCTCCTGGAATGGGAAGATCGACCTGGTATGGCTGGCCAACCGGAGCGTCTTTGACCCGGCAACGGTGACGCCGGATGGGTTTCTCCGGGCAATTTATCGCCCGGGCGAGCATGTGTATGTCGCGGAGAATGATTGGGGCGAGAATGACGCGATCTGGCCGAAGGAGGCCCTCTCCGCCGGCGGCAAGGCAGGGATGAAATTTCTGGCCCAACCGATCGATGCTGAATGGCACCCGAACCCTCGCACGGGGAAGATGTCGCGGCGCTCTCGCGAGTCGGTGACGAGCTGGCGATATCTTGTGCTGGAGTCGGACATGGCTAAGGCACGGGTGTGGCTGGCCGCGCTGGCAAAGCTGCCTCTAAGGATCTCGGCGATTTACTCGAGCGGAGGAAAGTCGATCCACGCGCTGGTACGCCTCGACGCAACGACGGAGGCGCACTGGAAGGATCAGCGTGAGAGGCTGCTGGAGGGGATTGTGGTCTTGGGTGCTGATCGACAAAGTATGTCGAGCGTCAGGCTGACTCGGCTTCCGGGTTTTTTCCGCGAGGAAAAGGGGCGCTGGCAAAAGTTGCTGTATCTCAATCCTGAGCCGCAGGCCTCGCCGCTCATCAGTAATTTAACGCGGCGCGATGTGGAGGAGATGTGGTGGGAGTTCGCGGCGGGGCTGGGGGCCGAAGGGTGGCCGCCGGCGAAGGTCGCGACGGCCCTGGCTGCTGCGCGATATTATGAAAGGGGCTCGACCAGGCTGCAGGAGATGGCGGGCGAGCTTAGTGAAATTCAGGAAATTTATAAAACAACGGAAAATAAATGAGTGATCAGGTGGATGCAACTAATAGGATTCTCCGCGAGGGCGGAGTCTTGCCGCCGGTGGAATTGGTAGAGGAATCGAAGGCCGAGGAGAGGCCGGAGATGCAGAGGATCCGGATCCCAGGCCGAAACCGGACGATTGGCGAATTTGCCAAGGATGTCGGCCAGGTGATGTGCCAGAATGGCATTTATTTGCGGGGCGAGGTGCCAATGGTTCTTAATAAGCAGGATAAAAAGCTGAGGGAGATGACGGCTTCGGCTTTTCGGTCTTATGTGGATAATCACGCCAGCCTGTTTTATTTCGAGAGCGCTGGGAAGGATGAGATGCCGCGGGAGGTGCGGGTGAGCATGGCTAAGGATATCGCGGGGGACACGCTCCGGAGCTTTAATTTCCTCGATCTTCAGCGGCAGATCCGTCGGATCAATTCGGTGCGTATGCCTGCGATGAGGGCGGACGGAAGAATCGATTTGCTCGCCGAGGGCTATGATCATGAGAGCAAGATTCTAAGCGTTGACTCGGGGCTGCCGGTCTATGAGGAGATGGAGATCGATGAGGCCAGGCGGGTGATGATTGATTTTTTTAAGGGTTTCGATTTCGAGGGGAAGGATAAGGAGACTGGCAAATCGCGAAGCCTGGATGCCCACATGGCGGGGATGCTTACGCCGTTCTGTTTGGGCTTGCTGAGCCCGCTCGCGCTGGTTCCGATGTTTATTTACACGGCTAACACGCGCCGAGGCGGGAAGACCCTGCTGGTCAAATCAATACTTTACACGTGCTATGGGACTGCGCCGGCGTCCTCGTTCGGTAAGGATGAGGAGGAGCTCCGGAAAATCCTCGATACTAAGGCACTGAGCGCGGCATCGTACATATTTTTCGACAATGTGAAACGGAAGGTTTCCTCGGGGTTTTTGGAGGCGTTTCTTACGCAGCCCACATGGGGCGGCCGGACGATGGCCACGCAAAAAGATTTCGGTGTCGATAAGCAGACGATCATATACGTGACCTCGAACCACGTGAAGACCAGTGATGATATTGCGGGTCGGGCCTTATTCGTGGATTTGTTCGTGGAGACGACGGATGTCCAGACGCGAGAATTCCCGGTGGTCATTGACGACAGCTACCTGGTGCAGCCAACGGTGAGGCACACGCTGCTGAGTGCCATGTGGTCGATGGTGAAACACTGGGACCGGAGCGGCCGACCGGTGGGGAAGAAGAAATTGGTGTCATTTGAGGAGTGGAGCAGGGTGGTCGGTGGCATCGTGATGGCAGCCGGGTTTGGCGACCCTGTCGAGACCCCGAAGCTGGTATTCGGGAACACCGACTGGCCTGACATGGTGGAGCTAGTCACCGACCTGGCTGCGGGGCTCATAGCAGATGCGGAGGTCAGGACGGTGGAGCATAAGATGGACCGGATTGTAGAGATCTGCGTCGAGAAAGACCTTTTTGTGGATCGCATCGATGGCCGTTGGGTCCGGCCTAAAGAGGAGCCTGCGTATTTCGAGCTCAAAAAGAGCAGCTCGATTCAGTTTGGCCAACTTCTGAAAGAATACGTGGGCAGGATCTTCGATGTGCCGGGCGCGGGCAAAGTGTTTTTCGGGAGGCGAGGATCGAAGAACTGGCGACGGTTCCAGATTGAGCGGGCATAGGCCTCCGCTTCGTTCCTATTTAGCGCAGCCCATTTCTCCCATCTTCCTCGCGCCATTCTGTGGCGCGAGTTGCAGATTGAGCGGGCAAACTCCCGCCACGCGCCCTCTGGCGAAGCCCACCCCCTCACGGCCTGCTCGAGCCCCTTGAGGCCGCCGGTCGCGCAGCCAAGCGTACTGCCACCATTCCCACTCCACTATCCCACTCCCGCCATTCTCGGCGCCTTCATCGGTGCCATTTGCGGTTCTCTGCTCGCCGATCCGCCCCGAAGTTCCCTTTTTAGGTCCGACATTCCCACCTACATTCCCACAAGTTAAGATTTTGATAAACAATATCTTACATCTCCTTATTGGAATGAGAGAGATAAAACTAACTAACGGTGGTGACAGATTCACCATTTCGTCAGCACCCTTCGAAAAAAATGTCTCACCTACCCCCCCAGGGAAGGAATCTTTTCCCCTCCTGCAGGTCACGTGAGGGTTTACCGTCTCCCACCCTCTTTTCACGAGTTAGCTCTGAAATCTTTGTGTCCCCCCGCCAAGTTTTTGACATACCCCCTGTGTGTGCCACCCGATAAAACTGCCGAAAATTCGGATCCAGGGAATGGGTCTCCAAGGTAAAAGGAATGGAAACGATCTCAGTTGATCTAGCGGGCAAGGTCTTGACGGCCAACCTGCGAAATATCATCGCCAAAGTTCAGGACGGGAGAACCCTCACGGGACCGGAAGTCCAGGTGTTCGAAAGTGTCCTTTCGCAGGAGAGTGAGCTGCAGGCGCGGCTGACTGCGGAAGAGATGGTGGAGATAACCGATCTCGGCGCGGCTGCAGGCCCGCCCGATCAGCCCCAGGCGGATGCTCCTCCTCATCGATACGAGCATACTCGGAATCATTACGCCGCCCTTTTCTCGCAAACCGCCCGCACGATCAACCGCTGGATTGCTCACGGGAAAGCGCAAGATTCGCCGCCGCCTCTCGACGATCCGGAGGCCATGATCGGCTGGTGGATGAAGCACATGAAACATCGAGTGCCTGCCAGTTTGCTCAGATTTAAGGCCCCCCCCTCCGCAGTGGATTCTCCGCAAGGACCGGGCACAGAGCCTCCCGAGGCCGGGGAAGGCGAGCCGCGAGCCGCTGGCGTCCCCGAGCGCGGAAGTGTGGGCATGGCAGGGATGTTAAAGAGAATGCGGGAAGCTGAGCGGGATGCGGCGGAGAAATATCAACTGGCGCAGGGGGCGGAGCCGCCAGATCCGTCGCTTATAGAGATGCGGCGGCGGGCGTGGGATCGGATGGCGGAGACGCTGCGGAAGCTGGAGAAGGACTCACCGAGGATCCTTGAGGCCTCCGGGGACGTGCTACCTCGCGCGGAGACCGTTTCAGAGCTGGGGCAGATGTTGGGCGTGTTCGCGCTCACTTGGCGTGGGTTTGCGCGTCGGATGCTGCCGGTCATGCGCGGGATGAGCATCGAGCAGTCGGACAAGCACTGGAATCTCGAGTCGGATCGCGTCTTTGCGGGGTTCCAAAAGTCCCGCTTCGCTGAGGTGATAGAGCCGGAGGCCGGATGACCACCGCCCGATCCATCATCCTGGCCGTCTTCCTGCAGGTATTCCAACCGAGACCGGAGGAGAATGCCTGGCAGTGGGGCGAGCAGTTCATCACCCTTCGGCCGACCACGGAAAGCCAGGACTATCCTGGCCAGTATTCCTCCGCGCTCACTCCGCACACGCGCTTCCTCATGGAGTTCGGCACCGATGACTATAGCCCAAACATCAAATTTTCTCCGGGCACCGAGGATATGAGCTGGCGGGAGTTCGTGTTTATGAAGAGTAGCCAGAGCGGAGTCACCCTAGCGGCCCTCATCGTCATCACGTATTTCGTCGCCAACAAACCGTGCAACATCATCTACACCATCGACTCCGCGAAGGAGGTGACCCGCATCAATGTCACCAGGCTGCAGCCTATGCTGCAGGATTGCCCGGCCACCGCGGGGAGGATGTCCGAAGATAAAGACGATTTCCAGAATCAGACCCTTTATCTTCGAGGGCTCACGGTTTACCTTATGGGCTCCTATTCCGCGGGAGCCATGGCAAATAAGTCCGCCGGCCTGGCCGTGGCCGACGAGCTGGATAACCATCCTCCGCAGCCGCAGGGCGAGGCGAACTCCATCGATCTCCTCCGTGATCGGCTCAAGAAGGTTCTCGACGGCAAACTGATCGCATTTTCAAAACCCAAGGGTGAGAGCGACATCCTCAACCAGGAGTACCGCACCGGAACTCGGCACCAATGCTTTGTGCCCTGCCCGCATTGCGATCACTTTCAGTCCCTCGTTTGGAAGCAAGTCCGGTATCATCACTGCCGGAAAGACGACGCCGACTGGGATCAGCATCGCGTCCTCGCCGAGACCTACTACGAGTGCGAGTCCTGCCAGGCAGCCATCCTCGAGAGCCACAAGCCCGCGATGATGGATCGGCATGAGTGGCGGCCTACAAACCTCGGGCAGGACGATCAGAAGCCCGCCCTTGGGAAGATCAGCGCTCACATCTCCGATCTCTACTCCCTCTTCCCGAACATGACCTGGGGGCACCTCGCCAACATCAAGATCAATGCCGAGGGCAACATCTCCAAGCTCAAGGCCTTCTATACTGGCAACCTCGCCCTCCCCTGGCGCGAGAAACGCTACCAGGTCAAGCAGACCGACATCTGGCGGATGTGCGGTGCTTACGATCATGGGCACTGCCCGCGGTCTCCGCGCGTCATCCTTATGGCCGCCGACGTGCAGGAGGATGTAAAAAAATGGGTGAAAACCGCCTTTATGCCCTCGGGCGAATGCTTCGTCGTCGATTACGGCGCCTGCCTATCCTACGATGAGCTGCTCCTCGAGGCCGACCGGCCCGTCATCATCGACGACTGGGGCGACACCCCCGAGGCCGACCGCTCAGATCCGGTGGTTTTCATCGGGCTGATCGACGAAGGCCACGATCAAAAAGGCGTGCGTGATTTCTGCCAGCGGAGTGACGAACGCTTCTACCCCGTGAAAGGCCGTGGCGGCATCCAGGTCAAAGACGTGGTCGAGGAAAAAACAAACTTCACCCACAATGACGAGCCCATCGTCGTCTATTTTTGCAGCGACGATGATTTCAAGGCCGAGCTCTACCTCACTCGGATCGGGAAGTTTCCGCAGATCGAAAAGGCCCACAAAGCCGGTCACCATCATCCCGTCCCGCGCCTCTGGTTCCCTCGCAACCCCAATCCCGAATTCATCGCCGAGCTCTGCGCGGAAAAACGCGAGCAAGTCACCCGGCGCGGCCGCCTCGTCTGGGCCTGGACCGATCCCACGGATCCCAATGACTGGGGCGATGCGCTCAAATATTGCTTCGTAGATTGGTATCTCATCAAAGAATTTTTCCAAGAGGCCGCGTGATCTCCATGCCGCCCAATAAAACGCAGCTCCTATCGGCGGTTATTGTTGACGGCAACAATCCATCCCCAACCAAATCGAAATTATGAAATCAGATAATCAAACTCGCGAAGACGCAATCGAAGCCTCAAGTCGTGACGAGGATGGATTGGGTGGATCGACTGTTCGCCGATTTATGAAACGTGAATGGAAGCTTATTCGGGCAATCCTCATCGGAGCGCCGCTGGACTCATGGAGCACTCCGACCGTGCTCGGGCACTATCTGCTGTGCCAGGATCGCCACCTGATCGACGGCTCTGCCGTCGTCGATGCGGGCAATCAGCCGGTGGAATACCGGCTCGAAAAACTGAGCGCAGAAGGACAGGAAATGGCCGCGAGACTACAAGACGAGCAGAGGCTCGATAACGCACTCGCAACCCTGGACGCCCAAGGAGTTGGACACGTTGAGGAATTTGTTCTGAGGCTCGTTGCACAATGAGCGCGCGCAATTCAGCGAACACACCAGTCCGCCACAATGGAGCCAGTAACCTATGACAACCTCAACCGACGAAATCCCGAACGTCGCCAGTGACCTGCCCGGCCATGTGTAGAGGCGTCGGCAACTCTGAGAGCGGACGGGGCCGGGTTGGGTCCAATGGTCTGTTGGGCCTCCGGTTATCGGCTCGAAAAATAAATGAAAATAACCGCTTGACAGATACAGCGTCACGCGGTAATCTGATTGCGCTATGAAAAACATCACTGACAAAAAAGAAATCGAAACCCTGAATGATAAATCCGAAAAGCACGAAGGCGCCTACGCAACCTGCCGAGTAGTCGATCACTCCCATCCTGGATGCCAGGAGTGGGCCGAACATTGTGAGATCGATGGGGCTCCCGCGAAAATCTACTACATCTTCGGAGACGAGGAAGCAGAGGTTGAGGAGGCCGACGAAATGCCCTGGGACTCCGACCACATCAGCCGGATCGAAATCGCGGAAAAGGACGAGGACGAAGACTACGAAAACCTGTGACCCCCGCCGAATACAAATCAGCTCGGCAGCTACGCGGCACCCAACAGGGTGTCGCGGATGCCCTTGGGGTCTCCATCTCAACCGTGCAGAGACGGGAGGCGGGGGACTGGCAAATCACCAAGGAGGCCGCCCTTGCGATTCTTTCTCTCCGCGTCCGAAAAACGAGACGCGGGCCACGGAAGCCCAACACCATGATGACCAATTCTGCCCCACCCAAACCATGAATACAAAAACCGAAGATCGATCCGCGAACGACACCGCTGAAACTCCGAGCGACAGCGGGGCAGAATTGGGTCGATCAACTGTTCGACGGATTATTGAAGCCGCGAAGGATCGGATGCAGACAGCCACGATAATCAATATCGCGGCTGACATATCTTTGCATCAAATGAGTGGGCGAGAGGCCGCTGAAATGATCTTGATCGAAGCGGGGATAACTTTGGAGGAAGCCGTCGAAGTGCTTGATGGGTGTCGTCTGGAGCGTGTCTCGGAAATGATCGGATTGTATTCAGCGAACACCACGATCACCAATCCATCCCCAACCAAATCGAAATCATGAAAACAGATAATCAAATCAGTGAACCCTCAATCGAAACCCCAAGTGAACGCGGGGATGGATTGGGTGGATCGACTGTTCGGCAATCTCCTGTCGATCACGCGCAAATCATCCGAACATGGGAAGACTCCTTGGAAGGCATGAAGACCAAAATCAAGGATGAGCAAAAGAAAGCCGAGGTCGCCAGAATCATCGTTGGAGCGTTGCAAGAGGCATACTGGCGTCTGGAGGGGCGTCTGGACGTGGCGAAAGAACTGGTCAGGAAGCAATCTATTTTGCCGAACACCCAGATCAGCCGCCGCGAAGCCGCGCCGCAACCAGAAGGAGGAGTGAAATGAAGGCCAATACTGGAAGTCAACCGCGTAGCGGTTGGCTGGATCGTGCTGGTAGGTGGTCGCGGTGGCGCGTGGAAGGCAAGGGACTAGACGCCTTCCATCGTCGTGGGGCCGCGATCATCGCTCAGATACACGGCCAAGAGGCGGCTCTTGAGTATGTCCGCAAAGCCCCGCTATCTATTCCACCTACCACACCAGTCAGCCACAAGGGATCCAATAACCGATGAAAACCACGCCTGACGCGATCCCGCAGTTGGCTGGAATGGACTGTTCGCGGATTTTAATCGACTGCCCCCGATGTGGGGCAAAACCCCCGATTGCCCACAATCTAGGAGGTGGTCCGAGGTTTGCGGGCGTGCGGGCGTGCGGCAATGGATGCGGCACATGGTCCGCCGAGGACCGCCAGAACTGGGGATATATTCATTCAGCGAACAGGTTGATATCCCATCATCCTAAGGTTCCAGAAAATGACATCGGCATATAAACGCCTCATAATCAAGCGGAAGAGCGAAAAGGCCCGTTTGCGCGCCACGCGGGGCTGGGTCACTCGCCACGCGGCGATGGCTGCTCGCCAGCCATCTCCAGAGGACGAATGGCAGCGCGAGCGCCGGAAGGCCGTCCTCATGAAGATCATCACGATCACGGATCCTCGCTCTGGCGAGACGATTCGTCTCCAACTCTGGAATGGCCGGGGCGCGCGGGTGAATCAGATTTCTGTGCGCACCAAGGGGAAGCCCTGGAAAGCTCTCGGGCGGACTCGCCTGGCGGATTCGTTAGCAAAATTTTTGACCTCAGCTGAGCGTCCCTGAGCCCGGCTTTTTTGACATCCTGCTTTTGCCATGGCCGATAGTTCCACTCTTGTCAGCGCGCTGGTGCGCAAAGCCTCCGCCATGGGGGAGATCAATGGCAAGGCCTGGATCAACGAGCAACATCAGACCGCCCTCGAGGCCGTCTTGGCGGGCGATGAGGAGGTCACTAGCCTCTCCTTCGAGGGCGGATCTCACACGAGCCGCCAGCGGATCAGCTCGCAGGATTTGCTCGAGGCGTGCGAGTTCGCCCTCCAGGAGCTCGAGCTCACCTTCGTGAGCGGGCCGATCATTCCTCAATTCTCCGGGATCCCTAGATGAAGATCGGCAAGGCATTTCAGGCCGCGCGCCAGGCCTTCTCCGCTACGCTCTTCGATTCGGCGAACGATCTCGGCAATCGCACCAGCACGATCACCTTCCCTCTCGATAGCCGGAAGGAGATCCGCCCCGAGGAGCGGCGGCGGCTGATCAAGAAATCCCGCTCGCTGCGAAATAATCTCGGGCTCGTGCGCCGTCTCATCAATGGCACCACTCGGTACTCGCTGGGCCGGGGGCTCATCCCCTCCGCCGCGACCTCGGACAAAGATTTTAACGTCGCCGCCGATGCCTACTTTGATCGCTGGGCCATGTCCACGCTTTGCGACGTTTCCGGGAGGATGAATTTCTACCAGATGCAGCGAGTGATCTGCCGCGAGATGTTCACCGATGGCGAGGTCTTCGCCGGGCAGGTGAAAGATTCCGATGATCGCTGCCAGCTGCAGCTCCTCAAGACCGAGCGCGTCGGACCGGCCCCTGGAGGCAATGCCCTCGATCCTTACGAGGACGGGATCGAATGCGATGCCCAGAACACCCCGCTCAGCTACGGGGTGCTTTCCTACGATGCTCGCGGCGCGGTCCGCCGAGTGAATACCAGCGCGGAGGATGTGATCCACATTTATGATCCCGAGCGCATCGGGCAAAGACGTGGCCTGCCCTGGCTCTATCATGGCCAAAACAGCCTCCTCGATATTCTCGACATCACCGCCTTCGAGAAGGCCGCCGTGAAGCTGCACTCCTATTTCGCGGCCGCGATCACCACGCCGACGGGCAAAGCTCCCAACGGGGTGCGGCAGCGCGCCGCTGCAGCGACCAGCTCCGGCGATGCCGCGGCCGATGCCGAGAGCCGGCAGTACGAATCCTTCCTCGGTGGCGCCGCCATTCCCGTGCTGAAAAAAGGCGAGGAGATCAAGTTTTTTACCAGCGACCGGCCGAGCCTGACCTTTGCGGGGTTCATCGATTTTCTGGTGCGCGATATCGCCTGGGGCTTTGGCGTTTCGCCCGAGTTCATCTGGTCGGTCGCCGGGCTGGGCGGGGCAAACACCCGATTCATATTGCAAGATTCCGAATGGTTCTTCGACGAGGTGCGGCAGCTGCTCATCGATATATTTTGCCAGCGCGTATATTCCTGGGTGATCGCCAATGGCATCCTCAATAGTGAGCTGCCCATGAGCAAAGATCCCCTCTGGCACGCTTGCAACTGGCAGGGGCCGCCATCGCTCACCGTTGATCGGGGGCGCGATGGTCGCCTTTTTATCGAGCTCGTAAAAAACGGGATGATGTCTCGCCAAGATTGGTGGTCCGCCCTGGGTAAAGATGGGCTCAAAATGCGCCGGGCCGTCATCGACGAGCTGGCCGAAGATATCTCCTACTGCCAAGAAAAATCCGTGCCGATAGGCTACTACCTCCAGTCCATGCCTGGGCAGTCGGGAGTCGCCGAGGCCCCAGGCGGAGCCATCTCCGCCGAGCAGTCCGCCGCCTTGGGGGCCGCCCTGATTGAGCATTTCAAACTCGAAATTTGACATCGCGGGGTCGGCATGTCCGCCCTTCGTTCTCGAGTCTTCTTCGCCCTGGGTGCCTCCGCGACTCCCCTCACCATCGAAGCCCTCCAAGCCACCCCGCTCGTGCAGGGCGTCTCCGTGATCATGCAGGGTCCGGCCAAGGGCCACTTTAAGTTCGACGAGAACGATCAGCCGGTGCCCGTGTACATCGATGAGACCACCCTGCAGCAAGTCATGGCCTGCGCCTCCACTTATACCGGCGGGCTGCGGGTCAATGCTGGCCACTACACCGGCGTGCTCGATGCCGCCGGATTCCTGGCAAACTATCGCATCGACGGCGAGAAGCTCCGGGCCGACATGACCTTGTTCGAGTCCTTCGAGAAATTCGACCACCTGCTCACGCTCATCACCACCATCCCGGACACCTTCGGGCTGAGCATAGATTTCTCCGGCCCCTCCGATTTTCGCGAGGGTAAAGCCTTCGCTCGATGCCAGGAGATCTACTCCGCCGACCTCGTGCCGGTGCCTGCGGCCAACGAGCACGGTCTCTTTGCGGCTGGAGATTCCCAGCGCCGCTGGGTCTTTAGCAATGCTGGAAAACTCGCCTCCGAATTTGACACTCCCGAAAACAACAACATGACTCTCGAACAACTTTCCGCCCAAGTCGCCGCCGCCCTCACGCAATTCGCCGATGCCAACACGCAAATCGACGCAGCCTCCGCGCAAATCGCTGGCGCCGTCGCCAAGGTTGATGGAGTTGTCGCTAAGGTCGCAGAGATCGAAACGAAATTCAGCGCCCTAGATGGCAAGTTCACCGCCCTCGGCGATGTGCCCGCCATCGGCACCAGCCTCGCCGAGGTGAAAGTGCTCGCCGAATCCCTCCAGGCAGACAGCGGAGATCTGCGCACCAAGCTCGCCTCCCGCATGGGAATCGAATTTGCCGCCCGGGCCGGCGCCAATCCCGCCGGCGGGAAAAAGGCAGACGGACCGGGCGAGACCCGGAAGGCCTTCGAGATCCCGTCGAGCGAACGCAACACCGCAGCCATCCGCAGCCTCCTCGCCGCGAAATAATCAGCCGCCCCATCCTCTCCTTCCTTTCACTCACCCAACCTCACCACACTCTCCCAAAATGAAAACCACCATCGCCCTCATCCTCGCCAGCGTCCTCGCCATCACCCGTGACATCGCCTCGGCACTCTTCGGGCGCCACTACCTCCCGCATATGCGAGTCGGAGGCTGGGTCACCCTCCTCGACATCAAAAAGATGGAAGACGGAATCGGCCACGACATCGTGGAGGAAAACGTGGCCAATCATCCCGAGCTCCTTCTCGTGCCCGCAGAGACCATGACTGGCACATCCATGCAGCTGACCGTGCGCACCGACCTCCCCACCATCGGATTCTCCGAGCCCAATGCTGGCATCACTCAGAGCAAGGGCGGCTACCTCACCCGCACGTTTAATACCGCCTTCCTCGATGCGCTCATCAAAACCGATGTGCGTCTCTTGCAAAATCGCACGGCCGAAAGCGCCGGCCGCTACCTCGCCAGCGAGCAAAGCGGCTACGTGGAGGCAGCCGTGCGCCACGCCGGGCGTCAGTTCTGGTATGGGGTCGCCAATGACTCCAAGGGATTCCCCGGCCTGATCGCCCAGATGTCCACCGATGCCGACCACGTCATCAATGCCACCGGCACCACCTCCGCGAAATCCTCCGTCTTCTTCCTCAGCCTCGGGCCGAGCAAGGTCGAGTGGCTCCTCGGCAATGGCACCTCCATCGCATTCGATGAATGGCGCAAAGAGACCGTCTCCGCCCCCGATGGCAAAGGCGGCGAGATCGAGGCCATGACCTCCTGGATGCACTTCGCCCCCGGAGCCCGACTGGCCAACCGCAACGCCATGCTCAGGATCAAAAACCTCACCGAGGAATCCGGCAAGAAACTCACCTGGGATCTCATGCAGGACGCTCAACAGAAATTCATCGACGAGCTCGGCATGGTGCCGACCCACGTCTTCATGACAGGGCGCTCGCGCCGCCAGTTGCGCGATGAGAGTGTCACCGCCGAAAACAAAAACCCACCGCTGCCGACCGAGTTCGAGGGCATCCCCATCGTGCAGTCTCACAGCCTCAGCAACACCGAGACCATCTAAGTCTCCGGATCAACCACTCACTCTCCACCGCTTAAAAAATCATGACCACAGCCAGAACCTCCACCGACGCCCTCCTGCGATCCCTCGCGGCCTTGCCCAATGCGGGCAACACCGTCAACACAGCTGCCATCGACCTCGGGCAAAATCCCGCCTTCGCGCTGGAAGCCGTGCAAGTCAAGCTCTCCAGCGAAGAGGCCACCGGAGCCAACTCCAAAAACATCAACATGGTGCTCCAGCACAGCGATGAGGAGAGCGCCAACTTTACTAATGTGAGCGAACTGGCCGCCCCCCTGCTGAGCGTCTCCGAGAGCGGATCCGCCTATCCCGCGGGATCGGCCAGCGTCTATCTGCCGCCATCCGCCAAGCGCTACCTCCGCGCCAGTGCGACCGGCGAAGCTACGGGCGGCAATGCCAGCAATGGTAACTTTACCGTCGAGCTCCTTTTCTAAGCGATCTCGAGCCCGACGTGACGGCAGGAGCCATCCTGGCCTATCATTGGCCCCGCGCCCTGAGTCATCAGGCGCGGGGCTTTTTTTTATCCATTTCTATGCCATCCCAATCCCTCTTTCTGGCCCTCCCGACCTACGGCGATCTTAATCCGCTCTTCACCCAGTCGCTGATTAAATTCCTCGCCGATCCCGGAGTGCCGCTTAAGGTTAAATTCCAATGCGGCGACTCGCTCGTCAGCCGAGCGCGCAATACCCTTAGCGCGCAGTTTCTCGCCAGCGACTGCACCCACCTGCTCTTCATCGATAGCGATCTGATCTTCAGCCGCGACCAGGTGCTGCAATTACTCAGCCACGGCAAACCCGTAGTGGGTGGCTTCTATCCGAAAAAACAAGACGGGGAACTGGCCTGGGTGTGCAATGCCTTCGCCGACGCGCCCGAGCAAGATCCTGGCACCGATCTCCTGCGCGTGCGCTACCTCGGCACCGGATTCCTCCTCATCGAGCGCGCCGTCTTCGAGATGATGGCCGAGGCCTATGCCTTGCACTACACCCCCGACGGCCAGCCCGACGGAGTGGATTGGGACTTCTGGCCCGTGGGAATCCATCAGGCCCCCGACGGCCGGCGGCGCTACCTGAGCGAAGATTGGTACTTTTGCCAGCGTTGGGCCGACATGGGCGGCACCATCTGGGCCGATCCTCATGTCGTGCTCCGGCACTGCGGCCATGCCATCTATCCACTCCAGAGCCAAGTCGCCGGGATCTTCCCCCAGGCCCAGGCAGCCTAAGCCATGAACCGCGACCTCCTCGCCGCCAAGTCTAAGCAGATGGCCACCCGGATCAACGACATCTACGGCACCCGGGCCATCTTCCGAGGAGCGGAGATCCGGCTCGCCATCGCGGCGCAAGAGTCCTCCATCGATCTCGCCACCGGTGGATTTCGCGAGACCGCCAGCTTCAAAATCCGCTTCCCCGCCTTCACCCAGCCGCCGCCTGCGGCCAAAGAGGTCGTGCTCGAGATCGGCACCGGCCGCAAATTTTTCCTCACCGGCCTCCTCACCGCAGCGGCCGATTCCGCCATCGCCCAGGAACACATCGCCAAAGCCGAACTCGCATGAATTCAGAAATCGAACGCGCCTTCGTCGCCGCCCTCCTCCCCGTCATGGATCCTCTCGAGGTCTTCTCCGGGCTCTCCGCCGAGCTCGTGCTGCCAGATATTGCGCGCCTGATCGTAGATGCCACGGCAGACAATGAGAGCCCGGTCTCCACACTCTGGCGGATGCCGCTCAACGTCCGCCTCGATTTTCCAGCCTTGCAGGAAGGAGGAAATCCCGAGGGCGACCTCCGCGCCGCCATGTCCACCCTGCTCCTCTGGTTTCAGGATCAGAGTGCCGTCCTCGCCGCATTCAGTTCCACCGAGGTGGCCCTCATCCCCGGCTGGTACGTCGGCCACGTGCGCACTCGCACCGAGGCCGACCGCCTCATCGCCGAGCTCGAGGTCACCATCGGCCTGCGCGAAATTTGACAACCTCCCCTCCTTGTATGCACCCCGCTCGCTCAGTATCTCAACCCTAAAAAATTATGGCCGTAACCTTTGGAATCACCAATCACGCGGGAGCCCTCGTCGAAAGCCTCGATGTGGAGAAGACCATCGAGACAGCCGTCCTCAAAGGCTCCGATGGAG